GCAATAGCCATGTATCCAAGCGCATCGGTGTAATTGTCATCGACTCGTGGATCTTCAGCTTGTCTGCTGATTTTGACCAGGCACATACATATCGCAACTTCATTCGGTTGAATTGGATAGCCAAGGTAAGCTGACCAGAGTTCGGCAATTCTTTTATGGTTCCCGATTGGGTGGCCATAATGAGCGCCTCTACTGTGGAGAGTTTCGATAACATGTGCAAAAAGTTGCTCAGTTCTTGTCATAGTCAAACACCTCATCGGTTTTAACTTTGTTTTCGATCATACGGCGATGCATATTCCAGCCATCACGGCGACCTAGGTAGTAATAACGTGCTTCAGCATTCTCTTTATTAACGTGTATGTACCAACTGATGCCTAATAAACCAAGCATCCCATAACACACTGCATAAAATATATCTATTGTAACCATATAGCCCTAACTGTCCGCATACTTTGCGGTACAGGCATAGTGTTGCACCTGTGTACGACTTTGTGGATTGTTTTGGGCCAGACTTAGATAACGTTTTGGTAACGATTTATTTGTAAAGTTTGCCCTCGAATATAAAACTGCCATCAGGCTGGATAGGAATAGTAACCACCTGGACTTTACGTTCATGTACATAGGCAACTGCAAAGCCTGTTTGCCAGTTTGCATACCCTCTAGTGTACGCCATGCCTGTTGAACTAAGATCAACCAACATGCCGACTTCTACTCCCCATACAGTACGCCCTAATTTGCCCCTAGATGCCTCTGTGAAGGCCGACTGGCCTAGTCTATGGGTGTGCCCACATACCACGCTTTTTCCATGCCTTCTAGCCCCATTTAAAGCCGTTTGTCCTGGAATTTGACTAAGTGGGAAAGTATCGCCATGCACTGCTATCCAGCCAGGCGCCCAGTCTATGCCGTGAGGACTGAATTTTATTTGTAATTTGTCATAGCCCATGAATCGCTCGTATTGCATCTCTGGCAGATTTAAGAAACTAGGCAAACGCTTCTTGATTGATCTATAAAGTCTAATGCCGTGATTGCTACCAACCACATCTGTAACGCCTAGATAGGTTAATACTTCTTGTGTAAGTTGCCGATCATCATTTATGTTACCGACCATCTCATCAATAGTGCCAGCATTAAAACCGCCAAGCTGTGGGAGATCAATTTCATCTCCAATACAAATAGTGCGATGCGGATTCCACTTGCTTAAAAAACGGCCTACAGATTTTGTTGCCTTCTCATCAAAGAAGGGTACTTGGAGATCACTGATAAACGCTATGCGCTTAATCTTCATCCTCATCTGGAGTAGGGATAGTTGGGATAATGCCATTGTCGCCTACTACCCAGTCTGGCATTGATGATGGACTATCCATTAAATACAGGCATACAGATTCTGAGAATCCAGCCTTACGTGCAGCTTTAAACATCTCATGCTTAGCAATATAAAACACTTCTAGTTTAGATAAAGGGTCGGGTGATTTACGTACCACACGCCTGTTAATCTTCTTTCGTTTACGAGTGCTAGCCATAATAAAATTATGACTTACTAATTAAGATAAAGAGATCATCGACACGCTTTTCTAGTCTTGTTAATTGATCCTTCATGCTAGAGCCACCATTAGGGCGTAACTCATTTAGCCAGCCTTTAACTAAAAAACGTAATCCTACTAGCCCGCCTGATAGCACGGCCATAACGCCAGCGCCAAAGCCAGCCCATTCTGTAGGTGTCATGCTTCATCGGCACCGATGCCATAAACTGAATCTGATGCATCTAAAGCCCTAGCTGCCGGACCTGCAAGCGCTGCAACAATTACAGACACGGCAGGATCTAAACCTAATTCATTACTTGCCAAAAATGTTAGTAGCGATACAAGCACACCTCTAAAGTATGATTTTAGTATTGCTTTTTGTTTTTTGCTTATCTTCATATTTTGCCCCCTATTAGTGGTATATCAAATGGCGTGCCATTTAGGTCGCCTAACGTTGTGAAGCTAATATGGATATGACGCTTGTGCGGGTTAATGCCTTTGTAATTACGCCATTTCCAATTTAATATTTTCGAGCATATTCGCCTGTTAAAGATGACGTATGATATGCGTGGATCCGACTTGGCTGCGATTCTGATTTGGTCAGCCAAATAAGGTGCGAGGCTGTCGGATGACTCCAACCGAGAATCAATATCAACTGCTCTAACCCAGATCCCGTCTGGATTATGATCCGATTTTCTGGCGGAGTGACGGCTATCGCCCAACCACCCATCACTGGCAGTACGCCTATCTGGAAACCACGTATCAACTTGATCTCTTAACTGCACACCAGCTGCACATAACTTTGGTTGCATTACAAACCTAGAGCTTGTAAATCCTCAACAGTTAAACCAAGTGCTGCAAGTTTTGCCTGTGCTGCTGATTTAGCAGAAACTTGTGCTGCATCTTGCGCAGTTTTCCAAGCATCATACTGAGCAAACCCATCTGTAAATTGTTTCTTAGTAATCGGCTCACACTCTAAAAATTGTATGCCTTCATAATCATTACCTGTAATATACCAACCGCCATTAGGCAATAACATACTTAAAACTTCTCCACCTGTTGCCATAATTACGCTCCTATTTCCATTAAAATTATTACGCTTTGTTCATCATTTGCCTGACACAAAACATAAGAAGCATTGCCAGTATTCATAAATTGCGTTTTATATGTTGTGGCACTTGTTGTGGCAGGTGAATCTAAGTAATTGTAAACTGCTGAAGTTTGTTTGTTAACAACTGCTGTGTTTGTATATAAACCACTAATAACACCACCAATTTGAGTTGCGCCTCTCATTAATCTTATAGCAATTTCATTGGCTGCATTTCCTGGGCCTTTTTGGATACTTCCGTTCATTGCCATAACTAAAACTTTACTTGTTGCTGAACTAGGCGTAATGGTTGCGGTTAAATTAGTGTCTGCATAAGTATTAGTAGAATTGGTAGCAGCAGTTGTTGTTGTTCCTTGAACAACCTGCAACACTTTGCCACCACCACCAGCGGCAGCCCCATCTGCTTTACTAAATATAGATGCACCAGCAGCAGTAAAATACAAGCTACCGCTTTCATATTGCGCCAAAGCCAAAGATGATGCTGTGTTTACTGTAGCTGTGCCAGCAGTAATAGTAGATACACCTGCACCAATATTTTGTATAAATACTGTGTCTCCAGCAGAAAATAAACTTGTATTGACAGTAATTGTAGTTGCGCCTGCAGCATTCATTATTACAGTAGCCCCTGCATCTGCAGCTACTAAAACATAACTGGCAGTTTTAGCCGTGGCCGATCCACCACCCATAGCCGTCTGTTGCAGACTTGTCATTTGTGCAGCTGTAAGCACCTGCCCAGTAGTAAAGGTTTGTTTAGCCATTTTTCTCCTTAGTAACTAAGCACATTATAGTCTAAAGTGCCGTATATATTGTTATTTAGAATCAGTGCATCGATGACTGGTTCAAGGGTCGTAAAAAAGACCCTAAAGCTGTTTGGTGTAATTGTTGTAGCCACCCCAAAAATCTGCAAGGTGTTATCTAAGGTAGATCCGCCTGGCTGAGTAGTAACAATTCTGATCGGATCAAAGAAGTCCAACTCTAAGGCTGCGATAATGCCTGTGTTGTAATTGTCTGTGTATAAGTCCAACTCAATGCCATCGCATCTAACCTGTGTCTCGGCACGGCTAGCAACATAAGCCTGGGCATAATCTAGAGCTAGCGCATCGGTCTGCATTAGCAGGTCTTGTAGGTTATATGAGTGAATAAAGTATTTGTCAATAGATGGCTGATTGATCGCTGTTTGTGGTGATCCACCTGTACGGCTTACCTGGGCTGAATTAAAGATCAAGTTATCATCTAATTTCCACATAGCATTGGCGTATGAAATGCCTGTGCCATCATCATTAAAAGTAGTAACTGTGCCACCGATTGATCCTGCAGTTACAGCTCTATCTTGGAATACAAACTCGCCATCTGTGTTTACATATAGCGCACCATATTCGCTATCAGCCACAGTCTGCATAGCGCCTAAAGAAGTACGGGCTGTGCCAGGATCTGCTTGTAATGTAGTAAGTCCAGCATCAACATCACGCATAGTGGAAGGCCAAGAAATTTGATCTAATATTTGATTGATTCTTGTGCCTGATAAATCGCCAGCGGTAGCACCTGTAACTGTTGATACCTGAGCATTCTGAGCAAGCCTAAACGCATCTACAGCCTGTATAGTTGTATAGGCAACCTCTGTTGCATCTTTAGGCTGAGTATTTACGTAGCTTGTAATAAACCCAGAAAATAAAGAATAAGTAGTAGCACCATAAGTAGCTGAAATTTGTACCTTCTTCATTGGTGTCAGCAATTCATAATATGGCCCTGAAGGGTTGGTCGGGTTAAAATCTCCGTTTTGATCTACTATGCGTAAAGTTAATTGCCCTGTTTGGAATTGATCTACTAAAGCGTTACGACCTCGGCTAGTTTGTATGTAGTTAATCTGATCTGATACATCGACAATTACAGCAGTAGAATCTGCCAATACGTTTACGTCTAATATACCTGTGCCTAAGATCATTGCCTGAGCAAAACTAGGCCCAGTAGAGAAGTTAATTACCGCATTGATTGTTGGTACAGCCATTAGGTGCCGCCAGATAAACCGCCTGCAGGTGTAGTGCCACGGCCCATCTTATTGATTCTTAATAAAGTCTCATTTATTGTGTTAGTTAAATCTTGCTCGGTTAATACTGATCCAGCTACGTTTACAGTTACTGGTGCGTATTCACCACGTGATACACCGCCCATAGCAAAAGTCGCAGCGCTTGGTAATTGCATAGCACCGCCAACGCTCTGCGTAGGCACGTTGCTTATATTCTTATAGGCATCTGCGTACTCGCCACGTTGTACTGCACCCATAGCAAAGTTAGAAAATGAATCGGCTGCTAATGCTGCTTTAGCCAGCGCATCAGATAGTGCCTTTGCTTTAGCTGCTGCATCCAAGTCTATGTTTAATTTTTTAGCCATTGCTTCGTTATTGTCTAGGATTGCTAGCTGTGCCTGAAGTCTTAATTTAGTCTCAGTATCTGTAGCCTGGTTAAGCGCTAGGGTCAATCCTATGCGCTCTATATCAAATTTATCTTTAAGTTTATCTACTTCGGTTTTAGCTTTTAATGTTGCTAGTTCTGTTTTCTTTGCATTTGCTAAATCTTTAGATGTCTTAGTCTCTAAGCGTAATTGTTGCAAGTAGATACGGCTAGATGATCTACCTTGTGCGTTAGATGGTGCAGTCTGCGCTCTTTGTGCTGCGCCTATTTCGGAGAATCCTGCAAGGTAAGCACCTAATACTGGGATATTCTTTACATCAAATAATGCACCACCGACTTTAGTATTACCAATTTCTTTAAGTTTGCTAATTAAAACGCCCACGCCCAAGATTGCATCTGCAGTGCTTTGAGCAAAGTTATCCATTAAGTCTGTAGCTGTGCTAATACTTGTGTCTTTACCTAATAAAGCCAGGGCGTCTAGTAAACCTTTACCTATTGTCTCCTGGGCATTTGCGGCAGCAACAGTAAGTAAACTCATTTTGCCTGCATAGGTATCTAATCTAGCTGCTGCTTGGCCTGCAAACTTCTTATTAAGTTCGCCCATGATCTTATCCATGTCGCCAGTTTTAAGTGTGGCCTTGCTTATGCCTGCACCTAATCTGCTAAGACCTGCAGTGTTACCACTAAAGCCACGTGTTAATGCTGCGCTGACTTCGGTTAAAGATTTACCTGTGGCTGCACTTACGTTTAATGCTGTCTGTAATGCTTCTTGGCTCTTAGTGATAGATCCTGTAACTGTAAGTAATTGCTGGAATGCTGGACGTAGTTGGTCATCTAGTACGCCATATAAAGACTGTAGGCTAGATATGTAATTCTCTACACCAGGTGCGCTAAATGCAAAGCCTGTATTCTTTAGCTGTAATTCTAAAGACTTGGCTGCCTTCTCATCTGCCATAAACGCATTAACGGCATTTTTGCTAAACTGTAATAATTTCTGAGCGCCAAATACTGTGGCAAAGGTGCCAGCCAGTTTTTTTAGGCTTTTATCAAAACTGCTGATTTCCTTCTGGCCTTTTTTTAGTCCTCTATTATCAAAGGTGCTGACTGCACTGACAATTAAATTAGGCACTATACTGCCTTCCTAAGTTCTGTATCTTTTTTAAATTTGACTGCTACAGTGTCAATAGCCTCAACCACAGCTGGTATAACTTTGTTTTTAGTTTCATCCCAAGCACGGAAAATAACACGGCCTCGCTGCATGCCTTGGCCCTTCATACTGCTTAGCATCTCAGCGGCTGAATTGAACTCAGCTGGTGCATTAGAGTTTAATGATTTGTTGCCTCTAGGTTTATTTAAGCGCCCAGCAGTTTCAAAGATTGCGCCTGATCTAGAATTATTGTAAACATAAAATGCAGCTCTATAACCGCTGTTATTGCGTTTGTTTTGACCTGCTGAATAGGCTACGCCACCTATTGCTAAAGCATAATCGTATGGTGGGAATAATTTTTTTGGATCTTTAATGGTCTCTAATGATGCAGTGCCTTTACCCCAGCCGCTCAAAACTTCGTTTTGCTGTGGCAGATAACCACGTGCTCGATCCCGCACAATTAACATGGCTCGCTTGACGTTTTTAGACATCTCTTTATTGAGATCTTTGTCTACATCCTTCATAGCCTTTTGGAGTTGCTTAACGCCGTTTACCACGACTGGCATTTTTGATCTCCTTAGCTCTGTCTGTCAATACCTGGATTATTGCTAGATACATTTCCGTATCCATATCAATAAACTCTCTGGGCGGTATTCCAGTCTCTACTGCTAATTGCGCAATAGTGTAAGCAATAGAATTCCGCTCAGTTATTTTTTTTCTTCGTCTAATACCTCAACAGTATCTAGAGT